TGAACCTGTCAATCATACCTAAACGTCCATTACGTAGAGGCGATACACTGTCTCCGGTAATAGATGCGTCTTTAAGGTCTGATCGTTTAATTAACCCCGCCATTTTAGCTGGGATAACAAGATAACGATCTGATTCAGGGGCGTTAGCCTCATCCAGAACAGTACCCATGTTAACAATCAGATCAATGACGTTGGTAGTAGTCAGTGCTTCTGGAGCACCGGCTGTACCTAAGTCAATATCCCCTGAAATACGACCAGCTGTTGCGCCTTTATTAGTAGCAGCAATATCTGGCAGAATATCAGTAAGAACACGGGTATCAATTTTAATCTTCATACGCTCAGATGCGTCTTTGGACCACGTATCCATCATGTTTACATCTGCTTGGATATTGTCAACATCGTCTTCGACACAAGCAAAATACTCACCTTTGTCGATTAAAAGTTGCAACTTAGCCTTGTCGGGGTTTTCTACCGATAAGGTTTGCCCTTTTACATAATCACGAATGGTGATTTCTGGTGTGGTACGGATATTAACCGTGTCACCCATATTACGAATTTCACCTTCGTAAGCAGTGTTTGAGATTGCTGCCAACACCGTAGCGTCGTAGAAATTCTCAATTAGTTTACCCGACCAGATTTCGGGAATAAAGTTACCCGAATACTGCGGGTTACCGGGGGATACTGGAAATGCCATGATTTGGCTCCTTATTTAACTATGCAGCGACTATGCGACCTTCCCGCTGTGCAGCGAAAATGTCACGTTCGATACGGTCACGTTCTTTTTCTTTCCCTTTATACTTTCCCTTTTGTACATCTGTGAAGAAATTTTTAATATCTACAGAGCTGTATGTAGCGGGTTCGTTACTAGATGTAGTGCCGCCGGAGCGACCACGCCCGGGGGCTACTTGTTTTTCTAGTTGGGACTTACTTTGAACTACCGGTGTAGATTGAGCAACAGACGGACCAGTTTGCGCCTTCCATGTAGAAAAGAATTGAGTCACCCTACGAGCATCAAGATTTTTTTGTGCGTCATCAAGATATGTTTGGCGACTAATACCTGTCAACGGGTCTACCTCCAACAACCAAGATTGAAAACCTTGGTCGGTGTTTATATCCTGCCAATCAGGTACAGCAGTTTGTATTTCGGACCAAAAAGCCTGTTCAGAAGTAACAGCTTGCCTATGTTGTAGTTGCTGCACTTGCGGCACCACACTGGTTTGCATGTTTTTTATAAGGTTTTCTAACTCATCCATACGTGCTTGCTGTTGCAGAGTTTCTTCACGACTAACACGCCGCATAACGTCAATAGAATCACCGTACTCCTCAACATCTGCATCTGTTACAAGTGCAGGTTTTGGCTGAGTGTCAGTTTTAGTTGGTGTGTTTAATGTTGACATTAATGCTTCAAGTTGTGTAACCCGCGTTTCTAGTTCACGCTTTTCTGCGTGTAAACGTGGGACTTCTGCATTATACATCCCTTGCAACGATTTATATCGCCGCTCAAATGTTTCTTCTTCATCTACATTGTCTGATTGTACTTGCTCTTGACTATCAGACTCGGCTGCTTGTTCTTCCACACTGTCGGCTTCATTAACTGTTTCAGATACAGAATTTTCAACTACGGCCTCGGGCGTATTTACACCCTGTTCCTCAGTTTCAGTATTAAGTTCTTCGTACAATTTTTGAATAGCCTCAGATTGCTTCTTAACTTGCGCTGGTATTGCCATGCTAAACGCTCCTAACGGTATGCGTAATTAAACAGCTGTCTCATGGTGTAGACTGTGCTGCGTATTCAGGGGACTTTTCAATAAGGTCATAAACCTCTTTAAGAACCTGACACCGCCCCTGTGAACGTGCCACGTTCTCACTACCCAAATTAGGTAGATTCTCAAGCTCGTGTCTATACCAACTGTCGAGCCATTCGAGTAATGCAGGATATTGGCGAGACAATGCCGCCAAAACCTTAATTGTATCAGGACTAGGGCGCTTCATGCATTACCCGTCGCGTTTGGTGTTACAGTATTAGCATCTGCTCCCCCTTTTGGCGAACCATCAGGTTGTGTAGGTGCAGGTGCAGCTTGTTGTTGGGCTTGGGCTTTAGCTTGTGAACCCAAGCGTCCTTTTTCTCGGGACGGAACTATATCGTCTACTGGCATTTGTAAACCTTTAGCTACCTCGCGTAGTAAAGCTGCTCGTCCATCTTGTCCTACAATTTCTATATCAATCGGATTGGCCGTTGCATTTAAAAACTCTACGCGACGAACATTTACAGTTTCTTTTACCGCTAAGTTAATAGCGCCTCTAGCTATAATCTCTACATCGCCTTTAATAGATTCGTCTTCATCGTAACGCATATTGTAAATAAACTGTCTTTGTACAATAGGTTTAATAATATCATTATCTATATGCATAACAATTTGACGAATACCTTTGCCAGCAGAACCCATCAGCATAGATAGTCCCGATGCGGTCCTGCCTGCACCTGACACGTTAAGGTCCCCTGTAACGTAAGAAGGTACGCCAGAATGATCATCGGCTAGCTTGCTAAATCTATCATACACACCCATAAGTTCGTTGGCACGAGAATCCGGTTGAGAAAAACGGACCGCAGGTGCGCTAGACCCTAGGGGATCATTAGTTACTTGCCAAATTTTCCACGGAGATAGTTGCGTAATGTCTTCATTAGGAGGGATGCGCTCAAGGTTAACCTCAACTTGAGGTCCAGATGCGAGTCCCATATTATTAACAAGGGACCGCGCAGCGGCATTGCAGACATTTTGGAGGTCTTCAATAATTTCGGGGATACCCCGTCCCCAAAGCGCACCGGGAGCTTTAATAAACGAGGTAGTTGCATACGGCTTCTCTCCAAGCGGATCATAGTTAAGAATTGCTTTGATAGTGTAATTACCCACTACCCACACGTTAGCATCATACTCTTTAGCAGGGTCGGGTATTTCTTCTGAAGTTAAACCCCAATCCAGTAGCATTTCACCGCTAACTTTACCCCAAAACTCTAGTGCATCATACGTTTCAGTAGGCGAATCATATACGTAATACTTACGTTCAAGCTCGTCTTCTTGCAACTTTACATCTTCATTAATCCAAGACTGCCCGTTACCTATTTCTAATACTTTACGTATAGCAGCGTCATCATACCCGGGAACACCTATAAGGTCGGCCAACTGTGTTCTGCTCATAGGGTGATGTTGAAACAAGTAACCATCGTTTAATTTAGTAACTCCCGGTTCAGGATACATATTAAACGGATTTACGCGCTCGTATTCCGGTCCTAACCTGTCTGTTCCTTCGACCATAGTAGCGCCGTCTGGTCCTTTGGTCCAGCCAAGCATACGTTGTCGGCGGACAATTGGTCCTTTAACAAACGCGCACGGGTAAGTAACCAAATCAGTAATAAAATCATTGAAAGCATCGGGCCAGCCGCCTTGGGCAAACTGATCATTGATACGTATCTTCATTTTATCGGCACGATTTTGGGCGTCTTGTAGTATTCTAAACCTATAGTCTTGGCTAACCACTTCTTTTAGTTCTTCCATTTCTTCAATAGAAGGAGCTTGTTGGGTAGCTTGGATAGCTTGTAAAACTTTATCCGCAAAAATCTGTTGTATTATACCAGATTGTTCGGGCGACAAATCAGGAATAGGTGTAGGGGTTAAATCCCAAGGTGGAGTTCCTGTATCTAATAAAATGTCGCGAAGCCAACTTTCAGCCCCACGACATTTTACTTCAGTGAGCATCATATATACTTCAGACCCGCCTTGACCTTGAATCTGTCGTAGTTTGTCCGCCTCGTACTGTCCGGCTCGTTGGCGTAGTGCTCTCAGCATTATGTCTTCGATGGGCTTTTTAGCAATACGTGCTGCGTCCCAACATTGTCTTAGGTAAGAAGTAAGTCCTAAAATTAACTCTGTGTTTTGACGATCTTCAAGGGCGCGATTAGAAGCAGCTTCCTCATCACGTACCATCTGGTCGTTACTAACAACACGTAATACAGAAAGTCCTACCATATTTATATTACCTTACTTCGATTTTTTTTGGTACGCAGGTTTTTCAGGCTCAGGTTGGGGCGTCGGTGCTTTTGACACAGAGTTTTTGCTAACTTTATCTTTTAAAAGTCTTGTTTCCCCGGGCCTATCATTTGTTTTAATAGACTCATAGGTTGGATTTGATTGACCTTCAACTCTTCTAGTCCCGCCTGCGTCTAAACTACGATTTGCATCTGCAGTAGCATATCTTCTGCGTGTCTCAGCTAAAGTATTAGCTCTAGCGCGTTGTTGGGCGCGGTTTTTTCGAGCGCGTTCTGTAGCTGTTAAAACTGAACCGGCTATACGACTACTTGGTTTTTTATAATCCATTGGTCTATTTTCGGGCATGTGTACCTCCTGTGAATATGGGCAAGTATATACACGCATAAAATTTTTAAACAAGTAAAGAAAAAGCCCACCGGCAGTGGAGGAAAAACCGGTGGGCTAGGAGGAGAACTAATGAATACAATCATCAGGGAGCAGTGTAATTCTCCGCTACCAGATTATTTTACCTATGTCAAGTCCAGCCACCTGCGGCTACTTTTTTTATTTCTCGACGTTGCGTCAGTAAAGCCCCTCCATCTGCAGCTGTTATATGCAGCATAAAATATTGCAGAGCTTCAGCTACATGGCTGTGTTTGTTTTTGTCGATAGTCCCATTCTTGTGGTGGAACCTATAACCCCCCATCATTGCGGCTTTAAGCTGTGTACACCTAGGGTCAACAACAAACGCGCTGTCACCATCAACTTGACGCATAAGAAAATTATCAACCGCGCTGATCCTCGCACTTACGTTGTTAGTTTTAGCCGCTATAACCCTAAGCCCTTCGGCTTTAATTATATCCACGACACTGCGTTCATCAGTTTGCGCCCGTTGTACACCAGCGGGGTCAACTACAACAAGCACAGGTACACCAGCAAAACGTTCATAAAGTAACGGTTTAAGAACAGTGCGTACAAACCTCTGTACCCCCATATCAAAACTAACAGCCTCATCGTGAATAATTGTCCGGCCTCTAGGATCAAGCTGACCCACCACAGCAGCAGGTGTCAACCCTAAGTCCATGCCCACAATAACAGGCCGTATGCCGTTGTTAATTATGTTAAGGGGTTTGTTTGCCATGTGGTAATCTGGTCGAAAGTACTTATACACAGGCTGTCCTGCCGAACTTAGCCCGTACTCTCCGTCAATAAACACCCGAACATATTCTTCGCTGCGACCCTGCGTGTCGTAATACTCATCCGGTAAGTTCTCCACGTTTTCAGCAAACGCACTACGGCCACTAGGTTGCTTAAAAACAGCCCAACCATTGTCGTTAGGACTTACTCCGTCTTTAGGACTTAGCCCCTCCATCTGGTAGTACCACCAAGTGTCCATAGTTGGCGGGTTAGTNTCACCCCACATCCCGTGCCAAGTCGGGCCACCGTCCTTGGAACTAGGAAAACGCCCAATGCGTTTAGACATAGCGTCCATNATGTCAGGGTGTATGTCGCGGCACTCGTTAAACCACGCAAACGAAAGNTCTANCGAGTTAAGGTTAGCTACATCGTCGGCATCGTCTAACGCGCGGAACATTATCTCGCACTCAACGTCNCCCACCTCAAAAAAATATGTCTTAGTTGTCCGCATGTACCGACCACATACTCCCGGCGGGAACCAATCCAAAAATGTTTTAATAACGGTATCCTGTAACTGCCGTGCTGTCTCACGGACCACAGCCGCACGGGTTCGCCGTTTGCCGGTAGCGTCCGGCTTCTGTGCAGACGCTCTGCGGACAACCTCAAAGCAACAAGTAACGGATTTGCCTGAGCCAACCGGACCCATAAGAACCCGCATCTTAGCATCCGAACTCATAAAAGTACGCCCCGTAGCTGGGGGTGTGTAGTCTATGTCAAGTGGCAATCTGGGCATCCTCCACAATGTCCGGCTCAACGGTCATGGTCTTGTCTTCACCGCCTAGGTTAATGGTAATCTTAACGCCACCAGTAGGGCCATCACTGTCATCGCTTCTAGTCTCAAGCCCAGCCCACTTAACCGTGGATTTTATAAGATCAGCCTTAACAGCCGCAGATACATCAGGGTTGTGAATCAAAAGCCACGATGTTGTGAGTAGTTCTTCGGCCTGAGCACGGGCTTTTAGTTTAAACGTAAGCCCTTTTTCAGTAACTTCTGTCCGGTAAGCGTCTACACGTTTTGTAAAAATAGGGTCTGCGTTAAACGCAGTCAGGTCATGGGCTGTAATATGATGGCGGTCTTTAATCTCGTCTACGGTTTCACCGCTGCCTTCCAACATTAAGGCTATGTCAAAGGCTAATCGGTCAGACCATTTGGTGTGGTACAGGGGAAGGTTGTCCATAAAGCACCTCGTTTTTTTGTAGATATACATGGCCACGATTAGCAGTCAATAGATTACGGAGCTAACTTGACAAACTTGACACGGTCCTTTTTTGGGCCTGTGCAGTGTGAGGATTACTATAATAAGGGGGCTATGCAAAATCCGTAGTCCATGTACC